AATTTATTTCTTGGTGGATGATTAATCAGAAACTCAATTTCATTCCGGTAAGGGGCTACCTTCATTAGTTTTCTATAATAATCATCATACTGAAGCATCACAGCCTTAATCTTAAACTCAGATAAGTGCTTCTGCTCAATCAACTCAGCTGTCGTAATGACCTTCTTTACAGTACCAAATAACCCTTCCAGTACCAGCTTATGTGTTTGTGAACCATCTAAAGTACCAGTGAACCCAAATCTATATTTGCAGTCCATGAGGTTCTGCATAATGGTTGTGAGTGACTTTGCTTTGAATAAATGAGCTTCATCTCCAATCACAACATCAAATTGTTGAAACCATTTACGAGGTAGAGTATAGATTGATTGCCAAGTCGATATGTAGATTTGTTTATCGCAGTCTTTCTCTTGGCCAGAAAAGATCTGATGACAGTGTGCCTCTGAATCAAACCCATACTCTTCGAAGTCACTATACATCTGATGTACCAGTGTTGTGGTTGGTACGATTAGTAAAGTTTTTAATCCGTAGTACTGACAGATCAAATAGATCATCAAAGACTTACCGGATGCTGTTGGAGATAGTAGTAGTGATCTTCTTTTTCTTATGGCGTGTAGAAACGTAGCTACTTGATAATCTCTAGGCTGCTTAGTGAGCTTGATTGTTTTAAAGAAGTCTTCAACGTCAAACCCATCAACATCATCATCCTCGAAGTCTGATAATAACTCAACAGGGTAGTTGTTCTGATTTGCAAAGTCTTTAATATACTCAATAAGACCAGCGTAGATGTGATGAGTACCGGAATTAAATAATCGGATCTTCCCATCCCATCTCTTATTCTTGACAGAGGGAATAAAACGAGCACCGGGTACTTCAAACGTGAAGTACTGGCTCAGTTCTTGAGCAATACTATCATCACAGTGTACCTTGACATACGTCTCGTTGTATCGTTCTATCTGTATCATAATCCCATTTTAAACTTTTCCCACTCTACAGCATTCTTTATTAAGTAACCACGATTATTGAGAGTGCGAATAATGTTTTCGATAATTTCGATCTTATCTTCTGTAAGTGTAATTCTTTGTTGTATTGTTTGCAAGTCTTCATCTGATTCCAAGTACATTGGAATATCTGATTTGAGGATCTTTAACGGTTGAGGATTCCAACCAAACTCTTTGAGATCCTCTTCAGGCAAGATGCCTTGGTAGTATTGATGCTTCAACTTGAGCAATTTCTTATAGTCGCCATTCAGCTTTGTATGTAAAGCCTTGGCCATGTAGAATTCTTTTAGATACTTCGAATGTAGCTGTGGAATGCGGAGAGACTCTTTGCCCAACTCTGTCTTATCGATCTCACTATCTCGCTCCCACTCGACTATTAAATCATCTGTTTTCATACAGTCCTCCGATAATGAACTGTATTGTACCGTATAGATTGTTAAAAGTCAACTATATTCTGTTAATTGTATAGTTAAGATATTCGAATGTTACAGAAGACTCAAGATAAGCAACATCACTTGCTGTTGTAACAAAGTTTAATTCTCCAAGAGATATTGGAAAAGCATCTTTGAACGTTACCTCAATGTTAGGATTCTTGGAGCTAGTCATCACCATTAATTTTATATCAGAGCGAATAGAAGCCATTGGATCTGTCGTGAGTTTATTGTCAACAGAATATTTTTTACCAGGCTCACCTGGTGTGATCGACTGAGGACCTGCAATATTAAATATCCAGTTCCAGATTTCCATGTAGTTAGATAGATCCTCATCAACCATAAAAGATACACTAAGTGGTGAGTAGTTCAAGTGATCACCAGGTAGTGGTACTTTGAGAAATGGTGTTTGCCAGTCTACAGATCCAACGAACGTGAGCCCTGGAATAGACGCTGTCTGAAGGAAATAGTTAAGCATAGGAGCTCTTTGCAGAACTAGCCTAAAGTTATTTGGGGATAGAAAGTTTCTATTTGTAGGTGTATTTTTAACGGCACTCATAAGATATCCTTTCTTACTATTTATGCAAACAAAAAGAGAGGACCCGAAGGTCCTCTCAAAGCTACTGCTATGTTATATTGTAATTTTTATAAAAATTACATTAGGTTGTCAACTAGAATACGACGATAGTAAACGTTGCTATCCTTAGTTAGAGCACCTAAACCAGTTCCAGTTGCGCCATCAGCAAATGGGTTTGCAACCATGCCGTAACGAGTTTTGAAACCAATCTTTGGTTGGAAGCTGTCTGGATCAACAGCACGAACCATTTGTAGAGGAACGTATGGGCAGTAGAATAGACCAGCGTCGAATGCAGAAGCACCCTTATAGCCAACTACCATGTAGTTACCTGTTGCATATGGATCGATGTAAACGCGGATACGACCGTTTAGAACACCAGCGAAGGTGTTACCAGTGTCATCAACGTTTAGGTTGTTGCTGTTTAGAGCAGGAGCGTAATCAAGAACACCAGCCATTTGAAGTGCAGAAGCAACATCAGATGAACAGATGATCATGTTACCTTTACCACGACGAGTAGCCTTGGCGATTTGGTTAGCTTCACGCTCAACTTGGAACATTAGACCCTTGAACTTCTCAACAGACCAACGGCCGTTTGAGTCAGTATCTAAGTCGAAACGACCAGCTGTAGTTGTGTTTTCTGTAGCACCTTTGGTAGCTGTAACGTTGATTGTACGAACTACTTCACGGTTGATCTCAGCAAGGATCTCAGCCGATAGGATGTTTGACAATTCTGTTTCAGCGTCAAGACCGTGAATTGCTTTTAAGTCTTGTGCAAGTTCCATTGTGTACTCAGCTTTTAGAGCACGGGACTTAGCTGTTACAGTTACTTTCTCAATTGAGAAAGCCATTTCAGCAAATGCTACGTTACTTGCAGTACCTAGAGCTTCTGCTTGAGCAGTAGACATACCAGAACCGAAGTTATAGATACCGGTTTCAGCCAAATTAGCTGTACCAGTTGATGTGTTACCAGGATAGCCACCAACTTGCTTCTGACCTAGTGTATTAGCACCAGTAACTACAGAAGAGAATGATGTGTTAACTTCATTGTAGAAGTTTTCAACACCACTGTTGGAGCTGTTGCTGTACTTAGAACGCATTGCAAAGATCAAACCGGTAGGACCAGTCATTGGCTGAACGCCGCAGATGTCATAAGCGATTAGATTTGGCATTGCGCGGCGAACTAACGAAATTAGAACTGGATCGAATGTATCGATATCAGCGCCGGTTGAGTTTGCAGGTGCAGCTTCTGTCAATGTTTGTGGAACATATTGATTAGCTTCGCGAAGAGCTTTTTCTGTGTTCTCTAGAACAACAGCTGTTACGCTTCTACGATGCTGATCTTTAATAGGACTCAAATCTGGGTGAGCCAGAATCGGATCCCATTTTGCTTGTAATTCTTCAGCTAACATCATTTTTACTTCTCCTTACGAGGGTTAATAGAACTTTATTATTTATGCTTTGTGTGTTCTTGCAATAGCAGAGAAATAACGCTTAACATTGCTGTCTTGGAAAGAAACATGAGCTTCTTCTGACAGGTCATTGTTACCAATAGCGTTGTCTTCTTCTGTATATGTTTGTGTTGGTTGCGAAGCTGGGAAATAGTTTTCCTTAACTAGCAATAGTTTTTGTTGATAAGATTCTGCACTATCAAAATCAATACCTTCAGCTAACTGGCGTAATCTGTCTACTTGAGTAAGAGCTAGACCTTCTGCAACCTGATTAAAAATCTCGTGCTGAGCAAAACCGTCAATGGATTTGGCTAGTTCGATATTTTCTGTAATCTGAGCATTTAGCTTATCTTCTAGTTCTTCAACTTTAGCAGTTAAAGATTCTAGGACATCTAATTTATCTTCTGGGATTTCAATATAGTTTTCAGCAAATAGATTCTTTAGACCGTCCATGAAATCTTCTGTGATTTCTGTACGTAATGAAGCTTCGATAGCTACTTCATTTTCTTTCATCCATTGCTCTACACAGTAGTTTAGATAGTCATCTAATTTAGAGGACATTTCTTCTGCGATCTCTTGAACAGCTTCTTCTAGCTGAGTAGCATATGATTCTTCAATAGCAGCAACTTCTGATTGTACACGATCGTGGATCGCAGCTTCGAAAATTGTGATTGCTTTTTCTTTAAAGTCTTCGGAGAGGTCTTCTCCGTTGAACATTGCGTCGATGTGTTCTTTCATTGCTACCGATGCCTTATTTTTAGCTGAATTATCTCCGGTTGGAGCCGTATTGTTTTCAGTGCTGGTTTCTTCTTGATCACCAGGTAATGATTGAGGAGACATATCTCCACCACTCTTCGAATTAGGAAGTGTAGTCTTTTTAGTAGAGGGACTTGGAACTGATGATGTACCAGTTGCTCCACCGCCCACTTCCATCTCATCTAATTGTTTTCTTGCCATTTTCTTTACTCCTTAAAAGTATCTTTATTATTTATATTTTAAAAATTTACAGTGAGCGGATAAATTCCTGGAATACAAGAATTTTCTGTTCTTCGAGGTTTCTACTTGAGGTTTTTTGAATGGTTTTCTTCATTTCCTCTAACTTCTGAGCTTTAAGAATACCGTTATCCCAAACCCACTCAACACCTTCCATAATACCTCTTACAAACGCATCTGGAGCTGATGGATCAGCAACGATATCAGCTGCGGTTGCTAAATGGAAATCATCCTGTACTTCATTAATACCTTCATTATTAGCTCTAAGTGAACCCATGCCTCTTGAAGAAACTCCAAGATTAGCACCTTCGCTCATGAGATTCTTAACAATATTTCCGTAAGGAGTATCCATAATCTTTGCTTTACCAACAAAGTTTGAACCCTCTTTAACTAAAGATTTAATCATGTGAGAAACTCTATCCAGATTGATGCTAGGACCTTGTGGATGGCCTAGTTCACCAAACGCTCTATTCTCTTTGATATACTCCCTATTGTATCTCTCTACTTCCTTCTCTAGGATGTTGCTTCTGTACATTCTACCATTTCTGTTTGGAATATCAGCTTGCATAAAGATACCTTCGATGAAAAAGTTTTTCTTTCCTTCTTTTTCTTCGACAAGGAATTTAATACTCTCATTAACTTCGCAGATGAGTTTCATTTGTGTTCCTTTTAATACTGGCTAGTGTACGTTGATACTTTTTGGAAATCGATGATCAACGTAGAATTTGCGGATGTGCAGTTTACAACTACGTCTGCTGCTGGGTCTAATTGAATAGCAGCACCTGCTCCAGCAAAGTCATTGTAGTTTGATGTTTCAGCGATTTGGATTGTGTTTGAACCGCGGCTAATTTTCCAATAGCCGTTATCAAGACCATACCAAACTTGATTGATGTGAAGACCAGTGACAGTCTCGGTTGCATCAACGTTTGCTGATGCGACTGTCATTGTGGTATTAGAAGTGAAAAGAACTACCATCTTTCCACCCTTTTGATTTGACATTACTCTACTCGCCATAATGGAGCTCCAATTGTTCTAAGAAATCAACCATCTGATCTGGATCGTTATCTAAGATGTCTTCGAAGATTTCTTTGTTTTCATCAGAAAGATTTTCGTATATGATGGCTAAGAGATCGGATAATTCTGTATCTTCATCTAAGTCAACATCTTCACCTAATTTAATTGGCTTACTATAATCGTTAGCACGTAGTACGTCATCGTGGAGATCATTCAGACGTCTGTTAATCTCTTTGATACGCTCTACATGGTGCCAACCAGCTTCACCTTTGTTGCTATTCTTTTTATCTGTAACTAAGTCATAGTGCTGAGATAGAGCTTTTGTAATTCCTTTGATGTGTTTTGCAGCATCTTCATGATTCTTTTGGAATACCATATGAGCGTTCTCACTCTCATCCAGGCCTTCCAACTCTTCTTTCATATTATCTTTGCTGTATTTTCTGTCACGCTTGTCTGCATCATTGAACATGATGTCATGAGCCATCACAACACCAGTCTTTCTTTTCTTTGGCAGATCTGTAAATTTACCACCATGCTTTGCTTTAACTTTATCTAAGTAACTACGAGCTGTTGTAGCAGATATTTCATCTAACTCTTCAACTTCTTCAGCAACCTTTTTAGCACTTGCGGTCGCAATTGCCATCTTCTTACCCATTGGCATATCTGGATTTGATTTCTCAATACCTTTAGCAATACGCTCACGAGCTTTCATTTCTGCTGGAGTTAAATGCTTTTCTGTAAGGTGCTTGATCTTTGCGCCCATCTCTTGAGCATCATCAAGATCGTTATCAGATAGATGTTCACCTACTTTGATACCGTCTTCAAGATCTTTACCTACTTTGTGAACTTTGTATTTTGTCTTACCGTTAACTTTAACAGGCTTAACATGAAGAGCCATCGGATGTGTTGACTCGTAGACTTCTTCGTCTTTGTTAACGTCATATCCATGCTCAGGTGAACGCTTAACTGTTTTAACATTGGTAGCGTTAAACAGTTTATCGTCTTGAGTACCTTTATCGTCTAGTTTTGACTTAGCAATGATGTGCTTGTCTTTAAAACGCTTCTCGTCTTTTGATCTTGGAGAGTAAACCTCCAACATATTTTTAAGAGTTTTCGCCATCTTCTGTATCCTCTTCGGTGTAATCCTCGTCGCTATGAAATTCTGGTTCCTGTTGAGGATTGAAGAATTGCTGAGCAACTTCTACTTTTTTTTGTTGAATAGAATCATATACTCTACTCATCATTAATTCATTGAATACATCCTGCACCTTGGAAGGTTGCCCTTCATAAGCATAACGCACAAGGTCACTCACTTCATATTGTTGTGTATCGACTTCCATTGTTACTCCTATTTATTATTGCGGTGGCATCGGTGGAGGAGGTGGATGATAAATTGGATTCTGCAATTCAGCCATTATATCCGAATCCATCTTTAACTTATCCTCATCACTTTGTTTAAAGACATTCATTCTAACCCAATCATTGGAGTAGTATTTACCAATGAATGGAGCAAGCTGATTTGCTATACCAATCCTAGCAGTCATTACATCAGTCTCTTTCAATTCCTCATAATAATTATCTTTAGAATAATCAAATTTGATGTTTTGAGAAATTGTTTTCCAATCATCAACAGTCACTACACCTTTTAATACCAACTGCTTTTCTAAACACTTCAAGAAAAGCTGAGAGAACTTTGTTCTCATTCTATTGATAAACTTAGAGAACTTAACTTCATCTCTAGTTATCTCCGTTGCTCTACCAATAGAATATGTTTGTTCAGATTGTAATCTTGTTACAGGTACGTTCAGAGCTTGGTAAAGTTTCTTTTGGAAGTATTCAACATCTTCCATTTTACCTAGATTCTCACCACCTGGTAGTGTTGTAATCTCAGTACCTTTACCACCTTCACGACGAGGAAGCCAATAGTCTTCCAGCATCGTCATGAATTTTCTATCATCTCTCACTTCACCAGTCGATGCGTCATAAACAAGCCGATTCTTATGACGGACCATCATATCTCGAAGATACTGCTCGGCTTTCATCTTCGGTAGATTACCAACGTCAATGTAAAATATTCTTCTTTCAGGAGCACGAGATATTCTATAGATGACTGTAGCATCTTCAAGAACTCTTAACTGGTTTAGTGGTTTAATTGCTTTGTGCAGATAGGAAAGGACCATGGAGCCATTGTTATCCATTAGTCCAGATGTGCAATGTACGATTGCGTCCTTAGCAATTTTTAAACCTTGAGCGGAGTATGCGGTAGCGCCGCTCCCAATACCTTGGGCATTATAGCCCTTCTCATTATAAATGAAGTATTCTTTTGCAGTCTGAGTAACTACAGCACTTGTCTTATCGTGCTTTTTCTTTTTACTCTCTCTGACTTTTCTGATCTTTCTAGGATCAATCTGTCTTAATTCTTTAATGC